CGAATAATCATACTTGATAAAGAAGTTCCCAGTAACCGCCCGGGTACCTCAGGCGGATATAAATTGACCGTAGGTTAATGAGGTGGGTATAAAGAATTTATACCGCCAATGAGGTGGAGGCAAGGTTCCCTGGGAACCTACTATTACCCTCCACCTCATTACAACTACAATTACTTGTAGTTGCTAATTTTTCCCATGGGAAAAATGTAACTTTTAATTTATTAAAAGTAAGAGGACATGTTAGAGTCCGATACCCGCCGGGAGGCATAAAGGGTCAGGAAGAGGGTGCCCGATGACATGACACTGGGGTTCGGGGTTTCCCCGTTATATCCGTTTAGACTACAGAGGACTCATGTGAATGAGTTCGATATATGCGGGGCCGGGGCAGCAGCCCTCGTGGAGATATCAGTCCATCTTGATATCGTGAACTATACGAATGTTAAGAATTAACCAGTAATGATAATCGGGAGTATTTTAATCACGAACGACATCATCATCGATGTCGAAAGGCTGTGAAGCCTCGTACATCGCTTTCTTGCGGGAAGGCGCGCTTGGGGCAGACACTTTACGCTTTTGCGAAGGTGGCGTATTCGGCGGAGTCGGGCCGTCGTCGTCGTCTGGGATGAACCCTTCACGTTCAGCAGTCTCGTCGACCTCGGCCAATAGATTGGCCTTGAGGAAGTCCACTGAGTCAAGGTCCCACACCTTGCGATCCATCGCAGTTCGGGCGTTGTGAAGCAGACCGACAGGGTGTGTATCGCAGTGGTTCGCGATATCGATTGTCTCAGCCAAGAGACAGAGAATACCGACGCCTTCGGTGTCGTCCGTGGCATACTTTGCTTTCTCGCAGAGAGAGCGCCACGTGGTTGCGTCAATCATCGACCAACCTTGAAGAATCGCCCACTCATTGTGTGCAGTGGTTGCGGATGGTAGCGTGGTTTGCTTCTTGATGCCGTGCGTCTTCTTGTAGGCGCCTATCCACGCAGCATTCTTTTTCTTTCGATCTTCGAGATCAACACGAACAACATTCGCAGGTAGTTTGGTTTGAGTATGAGTACTTGAACTGCTTGCTTGAGCACTTTCAGACATAGTTGATTCAATTTCATTAGAATGAAATATAATTAAAAGCGATCTTTTATAGTACATGTAATGTACATGTATTACATGTAATTGTAAATTACATATATGTAGGAAACATCTTTATATAGTGGTACAAATAATAGATTTGTACATAAAGCACGGTAGGACGTGATAGAGGAGTGACACCTCGAGAAAAACAGGCGGGACTTAGGTTCGATTCTCATCGACTGTGTCCCAAAATTTTCAAATTGTAGGGAGTATTCAGGGAATGACTGCGTTCCGTGGGAAGTATTGGGTATTCACTTTGAATAACCCTGGGAGCGATGATATAGTAGCGAGTTTTCCAGATCTGGAATATGCCGTATGGCAGAAGGAGAAGGGTGTTCAGGGTACTGAGCACCTTCAAGGATATGTTATCTTTAAAGGTACGAAGCAGCGTACCTGGGTGAACAGCAAGTGTGTGAAAGCCCATTGGGAGCCTCGTAAGGGGTCTCACAGTCAAGCGAGAGCTTACTGTACGAAGGAGGAATCCAGAGTGGACGGCCCATGGGAGTGTGGCCAAGAACCGGCGCCTGGGGAGCCCGGCAAGAGGAACGATCTTATCAGTCTGAAAAGACGATTGGATCAAGGTGCTACTTTGAAAGAAGTAGCGGAAGACGAAGAGCTCTTCCCAGTAGTGGCTAAACACTACAAGTTTGTGCAACTTTATCGCCAGCTTACTGGTAAGCAGCGAGATTGGCCTGTGTTTACGCAGGTCATTTGGGGCCCTCCTGGAGTTGGCAAGTCACGAAAGGCAAGGGACCTGGCGGGGCCAGAGGCCTTCTGGCTGAGCCATCCAGCCGGAAACACCGTATGGTGGGACGGTTACGTTGGCCAAGAAGTCGTCGTGATCGATGAGTTCTATGGTTGGATTCGGCTGGATATGATGTTACGGTTGTTAGACCGTTATCCATTGAACGTTGAGACCAAGGGTGGCGGTGCGCCAATTGGGATCAAGAAGGTCATCATAACCTCGAATGTGGCTCCGTTAGAGTGGTACAAGAGTATGCCGCCGTCGCGCCTAGAGGCACTCTGGCGTCGTCTGCGAATGCCGTTAGGCACTATTGAGCAGATGTTGACACCGTATGTTCCAGAGGTTCAACAACCACCACCGATTGCGCCAGCAGCAGCGTTGCAAGCCGATGAGCAAATTGACTGGGCGCAGCTTGAAGAAGATGCGCGTTTCGCGATAGCAGGAATCCACCGTCAAGAGCCCGAGCATCATTTAACCGTGGCGCAGCTGGGTGGTGATGAGATCATTGAAGTGATCCCCCAAGAGATGTGGAATGACTTGGGATGGTGAATACCGAATGAAAGACGAGTTTATTTTTGCCTCTATCCATCTATGTGCATTGAATAATATAATTAGGAACGAGCGTGTAGCGCGGGAGCGCGAAACGCCGTTAGGTTAGGCCGATGACCGCAGGTCAGTCGGAACCACCGCAGGTGGTTAGGGTCTACCGCAGGTAGACTTAGGTGTTAGACAGATAAACGACAGTATTATATGAAAGAATAAAGGTGACTTTATTAAGTGTCGAGGAAGCGCAAGCGAAATCCGACCTCGAGTGCAGCAGCACCTGTGCCGGCAGCAGTACTTCCAACGGTGACGAGATACAGGGCACCTTGTTCGATGTCGCCAATCGCGCCTGTAGCAGCAGCCTTGTAAACTGTTTCGCGTCCTTTGAGATCGAGCCACCAAGTTTCATCGCGCGCTGAGGCTTCGGTCAGTGCATTTGCAACTGCACCCGTGACAGATCGGTTGCCGAGCAAGTGATTGTCAACACGCTTGATGATCGAGAATCGACCTGCGTTTGCGTCGTTGTTCATTGACGCAGGAGTCGCGGTGTTCAGGATGTCCGTGATGTTGGGCAACGCACCAGTAGGACGTTTGTCGTAGACGATCATGTACGCATAGTCGTTGAGAATTGCAGCAGAATTCGGGACTGCAGCGCCACGGCACTGGAGACCCTTCAGTGCAACCTTTTTGCCAACACGCTGTGTGACAGCAGCGCCTTGAGCGATAGTGTTGAGCAGAGTGACTGTACCAGTCGTATCCATCGCATAACTTGCGGCTGTCAGATCGACATAACCAAGTTCACGGCTCAAACCAGGAGCGCGTTGAAGACGGAAGAAATTGGATTTGAATCCACCACGACCAGGTCCACGGTTGACACCGAACATTGGACGACCTTGGCGTGCACGCTTGTTAGCGGGTCCGAAGCGGAACATTCCACGTTTTTGACGTGAAGACATTTTGTCTATAAAATTATTTTTTGTTAGGTTCCGAAGGTTGATCCTGAGGTCTCCTAGTACAACAAAAGATGTTTCGAAGAATTAGCACAATGCGAATAATCATACTTGATAAAGAAGTTCCCAGTAACCGCCCGGGTACCTCAGGCGGATATAAATTGACCGTAGGTTAATGAGGTGGGTATAAAGAATTTATACCGCCAATGAGGTGGAGGC